GTAACGGAAGCAGCTAAAGCACAAGTTGGTGAAGTTACTACAACACAACCTGTAACAGCACCACCACAAGAAAATGTTAACACTAACAAAAACGAAACACTATTAGTTGAAACGGCTATTCCTAAACCATTAAAAGACTTAATGGTTAAAGATGGTATCACATTAGAACAAGTTCAATCAGTAGTAATCGCTCGTGGTAAATATCCAGCTGGTACACCATTTGAAAATTATGATCCAGAATTTGTTAACGGATGGATTATCCCATTCTGGCCAAATATTGTTGAAGCAATTAAGAAAGGAAATTAATTATTATGACAACACAAAGCAATTTTGAAACATTCGGTAAAGCAGAAGAAGTATATTCATTCGACCAACCCATTTTGGCGGAAGAACGTGAATATACGTTACTTGAAGCTGGTTCTTATCCATTTGTTATTACTAATGTAGAAAAGAAATTCTATGAACCAAAAGAAGGTAGCAAGCTGCCATCTTGTCCACAAGCTCAAATCACACTAGAAGTTGATGGTGGTGATCAAGGCAAAACAAAATTGATTCACAACTTATTCTATACGAAATCTACAATCTGGAAAGTTACAGAACTATTTATGGCCGTAGGACTAGCTAAAAAAGGTGAAAATTACAATCCGGACCCTGACCAATTAATGGGTAAATCCGCTATGTGTGAATTATCGCAACAAGGCTATGTAAAAAATGACGGTAATAATGGTACTCGTAACGAAATAAAAAAATGTTTTGCAAGTCCTAATGCTCAAACCAATGGATACGGTGCATTCTAATGGAACTTAGACCGTATCAACAACAAGCTGTAGACTCGATATGGCATGAATGGGAAACGGTTAATAAAACATTGTTGGTTCTTCCGACTGGCACAGGCAAAACAATCTGTTTTGCCAAAGTTGCGGAGGAAGCGGTTCGCAGGGGTAAGCGTGTTCTTATCCTTGCGCATCGTGAAGAACTATTGCAGCAAGCCTCTGACAAAATTATGAGTGCGTCAGGACTTACAACGGCAATGGAAAAGGCTGAACATACATGTCTTGGACAATGGGACCGCATCATAGTTGGTTCTGTTCAAACATTATGCAAAGACAAACGATTGTCAATGTTCAGTAAAACGTACTTTGATGTCATTATCATTGACGAAGCACATCATGCTGTATCTAGTAGTTATCAAGCTATATTAAATTACTTTGACCAAGCCAAAGTCTTAGGTGTAACGGCTACACCAGATCGCTCAGATATGAAAAATTTAGGACGTGTATTTGAAAGTTTAGCATTCGAGTACACCTTACCTAAAGCTATTCAAGAGGGGTTCTTGTCTAAGATTAAAGTACAAACATTACCACTAACACTAGATATCTCATCGGTTAAGATTTCAACTGGCGATTTTTCCGTAGGTGATATTGGTAGGGTATTAGAGCCTTACTTAGAGGAAATAGCCAATAAATTAATGGAATATAGAGATAGAAAAATCGTCGTATTCTTACCATTAATTGCTACCAGTCAACGATTCTGTGAAATTCTTAATGAGCGAGGATTTAAAGCAGCAGAAGTAAATGGCAAAAGTCAAGACCGTACAGAAATTACACAAGCATTTGCTGAAGGTAAATATAATGTACTTTGTAATTCAATGTTGCTCACGGAAGGATGGGACTGTCCAAGCGTTGATTGTGTTATTGTATTACGCCCTACTCGGTCTCGTGCCTTGTATTGTCAAATGATAGGACGTGGTACACGTCTTTCACCGGGTAAAGATCATCTATTAATTTTAGATTTTCTATGGCATGTGGAGCGTCACGAATTGTGTAGACCGGCTCATTTAATCGCTAAGTCAGATGATGTGGCCAAACGTATGACGGAAATTCTTGAAGAAAAAGGAATGGACCTTGAAGAATGCGAAAGGGATGCAGAATCTGATGTATTAGCTCAACGTGAAGAAGCACTTGCAAAAGAACTCGCTGCTATGCGTAAGAAGAAAGCGCAACTTGTTGATCCGTTGCAATTCGAGTTTTCTATCCAAGCTGAAGACCTTACCCATTATGTACCTGCCTTTGGTTGGCAAATGACATCTATTACAGATAGTCAAAAGAAAACTCTTGAGCAATTTGGCATTAATGGTGACAGTATTGAAGACGCAGGTAAGGCATCAATGCTTATTGATAGGCTTCAAAAGCGCCGTGAAGAAGGCTTGTCTACTCCTAAACAAATTAGATTCCTTGAAAACAAAGGATTTAAGAATGTAGGAACATGGAGCAACAATCAAGCTTCTAAAATGATTAGTCGTATTAGTGCTAGTGGTTGGCGCATTCCTAAAGGTGTAGTACCTGCTACATACAAGCCACCTGTAGAAGAATTCGTTCCTCAATGGTAAGGAGTAAACATGGAAAGCAAAATTGATTTACGAGAATTACTCGAATATATAGACCCTGCCCAATGCTCCTATGAGGAATGGTTAAACGTAGGACTTGCTCTCCATCAAGAGGGCTATCCTATGTTTATATGGGAAGAATGGTCTGCAGAGGATGGCGAACGATTCCATGAAGGTGAATGTGCTGCTAAATGGGAATCATTTGGCCGGTATACTGGAAAACTTGTTACAGGTGCAACGATCACTCAAATGGCAAAAGAAAACGGATGGACATCAAAACGTAAGCTTGAAAATAATGAGGCATTAAGTTTTGACTCCATGGTATTGGCCACAACTCCAGAACAATACCAAGTTGTTGACAAGAACTGGATTGAAGAATCTGATGTTCATATTCCTAAATCGTATCCTTTAGAGCAACGTAAGCAAGATATTATTACATATCTGACTACGTTATTTGAGCCAGAGGAGTACGTTGGATATGTAGTTAATACATTCTCCTTACCAGACGGAAAACAGTCCCCTACGATGGGAAATTATAGCCGTACGGTACAACAAATTATAGATGGTATTAATGGCACAACGCAATTAGAAAATGTGTTTGGCACCTTTAACAAAGAAATGGGCGCATGGATTCGGTTTAATCCAATTGATGGTAAAGGTGTTAAAAACGACAATGTAACAGCATTTCGGTATATGCTCTTGGAGTCTGACAATATGTCACTCGGAAAACAAAAAGCCATTCTTGAACAATTAGAGTTACCAATCGCAGCCATGGTATTTAGTGGTGGTAAATCAATTCATGCAATCGTTAAAGTAGATGCTTACTCCTATGAGGAATACAGAAAGCGTGTTGACTTTATATATTCCATTGCTCAAAAGAATGGTTTTAAACCAGATAAAAAAAATCGTAATCCTAGCCGATTGTCTCGAATGCCGGGCGTTATGCGTGATGGTAAGCCCCAATTCCTTATGGCAACCAATATTGGTAAAGAAAACTATAAGGAATGGGAAGAATGGATCGCATCCGTTAATGATGACTTACCGGAACCAGAAGAACTTGACGCATTATGGGATAACATGCCAGACCTTGCACCTCCATTAATTGAAGGAATTCTTCGTGAAGGACATAAGATGCTCATTGCTGGACCATCTAAAGCGGGTAAATCATTTGCGTTAATTCAATTGTGCATTTCCATTGCTGAAGGTAGACCGTGGTTTGGATTTGACTGCACGCAAGGCAAAGTTCTATACGTCAATTTGGAACTTGATAGGGCATCCTGCTTGCATCGATTTAAGGATGTATACGAGGCCCTTGAACAGTCACCAACAAACATTGGAAACATATCCATATGGAATTTACGTGGTAAGTCATTACCAATGGACCAGTTGGCTCCTAAACTTATCCGTAGGGCCCAAAAGCGTAACTACAAGGCTATCATTATTGATCCTATCTATAAGGTTATTACAGGTGACGAAAACAGCGCTGATCAAATGGCAAATTTCTGTAATCAGTTTGATAAGGTATGTACTGAACTTAAATGCGCAGTCATTTATTGTCATCACCATTCAAAAGGCAGCCAAACTGGTAAGCGGTCAATGGACCGTGCATCCGGTTCTGGTGTATTTGCTCGTGATCCAGATGCATTACTTGACTTACTCGAACTTGAACTCGAGAACATGAACGAGGATAAACTCCAAGATGCTCCTATTGATACTAGCCAATGTACTGCATGGCGAATGGAAGGAACACTCCGGGAATATCCTAAGTTTAAACCGGTGGATTTATGGTTTGAATACCCAATTCACAAGGTGGATACAAACGGGTTCCTTGCAATGGCTCAATTTGATAGCCCACAACAAAAAGGTGCTAATGTTATAAATAAACGCAAAAAAGCTGCTAAAGAAAAGAAAAAAGAGCAATTGGTAGATGCCTTTAATATTGCTGCTGCTGAAAATGGATTTAACGGCAGAGCAGATATTAAACGGGTAGCCGAAATTATGGAAGTTAGCGAAATGACTATTCGTCGATATTTAAGAGAAACACCAATCTTAAATGTCGATAAAGGAGAGTTGTTTAAACCAGAAGATTGTTAATCTATAAAATTATATTTTGGTTAACAATAATAACAACAAACGCTCTTATATATATAAGTGTATGTTGTTATTGTTTGTGTCCCAATGTAAGGTGGATTCAAGCTAAGGGGGTAAGGAAAAGGATTTCTAAAATCATCCTTTTCTTACCTCTTCCCCTTAGGTTGAACCCTACATTACAAAAGGGCTTTGAAAATTGTATTAATTATTATCAATTAATTCTCAATAAAGGAGGATTGGTTATTGATTATTGAATTTTTCATTCCTCTCAAAAAGGTTCCTACTGTTACACATCAAACTAAGCAGGTGAATACACAACATGGTAAGCCTATCTTTTATGAATCTGATAAGTTGAAACATGCTAAACAAATATTCTTAGATGGTTTAGCTGATCATGTTCCTAGTGAACCATTAGAGGGACCTATTCGATTGGTTACCAAGTGGTGTTTCGGTAAAACGAATTGTAAAGTGCCACATTGGAAAACCACTCGGCCAGATACAGATAATCTTATTAAATTATTTAAGGACTGTATGACCAAGTTGAATTACTGGAATGATGATGCTCAAGTCTGTAGTGAAATTACAGAAAAGTATTGGAATCCAGTAACAGGAATTTGGGTACATATTGAAACGTTGAAAGGTTGATGCTATGAAGAAAAAATTAGTATATGTTGCTCATCCATTTGGGGGTAAAGAAAGCAATCGTAAAAAGATTGATGTGATCATGGGAGATTTAGTTTTAAATGATGCTAGTCATGACTATATTTCCCCAATTCATAACTTTGGGTATGTATATCTAACCGGTCCGGAATATCAAAAAGGGTTAGATATTTGTTTAAGCCTACTTGGACATTGCGATGTCTTAGTAGTATGTCCTGATTGGGAGACAAGCAGGGGTTGTAAAGGCGAATTTGAGTTCGCTAAGAAACATAGTATTTCCACTTTTACATTGAGTGAATGGAAGTCATTAAATCGGATTTAGTAAAGGAGATTTAAACATGTACGAATTACAAACAAAAGCAATTGAAGCAGCTCGTAAAGTATTAATTGAAAACTTAGGCTATCAAACTATTAATCCAGAAGATATGTTCATTGTTTGGTTTTGTAAAACCTTGCAGAATTGGAAGGCCATTATTAGTGGTCGGACTATCGAAGAATTTATTGAAGTAACACATAATGGTGATCGTAATGAAACATATGTTGATGTGTACTACAAAACTAAAAATGTGTGTATTAAAGGCGAATAATGAAACAAGCTTTAATTAGTGGTGCTAAATCTGATGAATGGTATACACCAGTTGAAGTTGTAAGAACAATGCTTAGTGTGTATCCACCTAAAAAAGGTGATAGGGTATTGATGCCTTTTGATACAGATAAAAGCAATTTCACAAAAGTAATTACTAAAGACTATGATCCATTGGCTATATATGGGGTTAATGATTTTCTAACAAAAGATTATGAATTTGATTATTTAATCACTAACCCACCATATAGTAATAAGGATGAAGTCATAGCTAAGTGTATTGAAACTGGCAAACCGTGTGTACTGGTATTACCCCATTGATGCATTGGGGGGGTACAACGGCATAAATTGTATAGCCAAACAAATATAAGCGTATATGTACCAACTAAGCGTATTAAGTTTATAAGTGAAAATGGCGAACACAAAAAATCGCCAGCAAATCATAGTGTGATCATGATGATTAATGCACCTAAAACAGAAATTATATTTGAATATCAAAAGGATAAATAAATATGAATAAGTTTGGACAGAATTTTAACAATTATTCATTTGATGAATGTGAAACTGTTATTAAAAACATAATCGCAAAGGATTTTGAAGAAAAACGACGTGAAGCAATCGCAAAATTATTTAAAATGCCTTTGGGCAGCGAAGATGTCATTCCTGAAATTTGTATCCATAAAAGGAACATAAGATTTTCCTATAAAACAAAAGTGGCAATTATTGAATATCAGGAACCATTATGTTTGACTGTTGAACGTGGATTATCTGATTCAAGTTCATTGGCTAGATTTGTTAGCGATGTAACAAAAGAAATTGGCCGTTTATATGAAAAAGCAATATGCGACATAAGAAAGAGACAGATAAATGTATAGGATTATACGTGAAAGCGAAAAAATAAGACTACAACAAAGAATTGATCTATGTGGTGCCATTATTGGATTAATAGCTATGAGCATTTTGCTATTGATTTATTTATTGGTGATGTTGGTATATTTGATTAAATAATGTATGGGCGGTAAATAATGTGTAAAAAAGATGGCTTTTTTAATGTTTTGATGATATGTATGATTGTTTGGAGTTTTACATTGTTAATCGGAATGACAATTATTATGTTTAAACACATATTGAATGGGATTAGTTAAATTGTGTAAAGGATATGGGCGGTGAAATATCCGCCCTATCATAAGAGGTGAGTGGATAGAAAATGTTTAGACGATATGAGAAAAGGGTTAATGAAATTCAAGCTGTGCAATATAACGGCACTAACGTTATGGAAATAGTCGATTTTATTGGTGATGTAATTGGTATTGATTGGTATGAAAATGCATCATTAGAAATCACAACAGATGATGTAAGAATCGAATGTTTTAAAGGGAATTATATTGTTAAAGATCATAAAGGTAAAATTAAAGTTCATGATGTAAATGAATTCGAAACGACTTATAGAGAGGTAGAAAATTATGATTAGTGATGAACAGGGAAAGAAATGGCTATTGCAAAAACTATATGATGATGGGTGGAGATATTGTGCATGTCGGTATAATGGAGAGTTATATTTAACCAATGGAATGCCTATGGTGGATATGGAATCAGGTTATATAAATATTTACAGTTGTAATAAATTTGAATATGCTAATTGTTTAAAAAGTATATTTCCTAAAATGAAGGGAAACGAGGTTTTAAATATTGCAAGAGAATTAGGTTTTATTGATTGGTCGGAAGTACCAGTTGATACCCCTGTATTAGTTAGCCAAGATAAGGTGGTTTGGAAACCAAGATATTTTGCACGATATACAAATGGAGTTGTGAAAACTTGGTTGTGTGGATGCACATCATGGAGCATTGATAGTGCCGATGACACGTGCATTTGGAAATATGCAAAACTAGCAGGTGATACCGATGAATGAAATGGTTATTATAAACATTCTACTGGCGATTTACCTTGTAGTTATTTTTAAAATGTCCTATTACTCTTATCGTGAAGCTGCTGCATTAAAACACTTTATGGTTTCTGATGCATATAGAATGCAATTGCAGAAAATAATTAGATCACAAATACGTGACATGGTAATATGTAGTATCCTGTTTGTTTTAAATATTGCTTGTGTGGTGGCACTATGGTAGAACTTAGTAAAAAAGAATATCGTGAACTGGCATATGAGTATCTGCATGAGGCAAGTAAAGCAGCATTACGGATTAAGTCGTTAAAGCGTAATATCCAACGCATTAAAAACGATATCACGTCATTACGGGCTGTAAATTATGGTAAAGAACGAGTAGATGGGGGTGAACCATCTGGTATTGAAGATGATATTAACCGGTTACTTGATATGGAAATGAGGTACAAACGTCAAATCCATGAACTACTTACCAAACGTGATGATGCTTGTCATATGATAGATTCGTTAACCAATACAGTTGGATCTATTATCCTCATGCAACAATATATCAATGGTATGTCTGCTAAAGGGGCTTACGCATTTGTTGGTTATGGTGAATCTCAAGGAAAAGAATATAAGAATTTGGCTCTTATTGAATTAGGTTATAAACTCCGCTTTAAATCGGCTTAAATCGGCTAATTCCGACCTTTTAAGCCCCCTATATCTATGATATATTGTAAGTGGAAGAACATGAGTTCATCTCCTAAGTATTTAGAGTACCAAACACAAAAAGGCGCATCTTAATTGATGTGCCTTTTTTGTTACAAAAAAATTATGACACAAATACACTGCATCAAGCACAAATGCTTGAATAATAAAAACGGAATATGCACGGCCAATGAAATATTTTATGATGGCCTATGTCAATCCTATATTACGCATTCAAGCGCTAGCAAAAATTCATGCGGATTATGTGTAAGGAAAAATGGGAAGATGATTCGTAAGGGCGGTAATACATTAAAGTGAGGTGATGATCCATTGCGAGTAAATAGAAAAAACTGGTTGACTGACCCTGATAATTTATTGCGTGCAGAGGGTTGGGCTCGTGATGGCCTTACTGATGAGCAAATAGCAAAAAATATAGGGATTTCGATTAGAACTTTATATGACTGGAAAAAGAGTTCGCCGCAGTTTCTGCAGTCCCTTAAAAGAGGGAAGGAAGTTATTGACCTTGAAGTTGAAAATGCATTGCATAAACGTGCTATGGGTTACGAATATGAAGAGAAAACATACGAGAACGGTAAGCTTGTTAAAGTTGTAAAGAAACAACAGCCCCCAGATGTTACAGCTCAAATATTCTGGTTAAAAAACCGTAATCCTGAAAAATGGAGAGATACGAAAAATATCGATGTCAAAGGTGAGCTTACGGTGTCTGCTATGGATAAACTGAAAGCTGCACGGGAGAGAGCTAATGGAAAAACATGACGAGTTAATAGAGGCGTTAGGCGCTCTTACGCATGATCCATTAGCGTTTGTATATTTTGCCTATCCTTGGGGAGAACCGGGAACTCCATTGGAGAATATGGAAGGTCCTGATGAATGGCAAATTCAAATCTTAAAAGACATCGGTGAACAATTAAAGAAAGGCAAAGACCTACAAACCGCTATTCAAGAGGCGGTAGCATCTGGCCATGGTATCGGCAAATCAGCACTGATATCATGGCTTATTCATTTTGCAATATCTACTCATGAGAATACTCGTGGTGTAGTGACTGCTAATACAGAAGGTCAGCTCAGAACTAAAACATGGCCAGAACTTAGCAAATGGCACAATATGTTCATTGCTAAAGATTTATTTACATATACAGCCACAGCTATATTCAGTAGCGATAAAGACTACGAAAAGACATGGCGCATCGACGCCATTCCTTGGAGTAAGAATTCCCCTGAATCATTCGCTGGTCTACATAATCAAGGTAATCGGATATTGGTTCTATTTGACGAAGCCTCTGCTATTGATGATGTGATTTGGGAAGTAACTGAAGGGGCTCTTACAGATGCTAACACTGAAATTATTTGGTGTGCATTTGGTAATCCTACTCGTAATAGTGGGCGGTTCCGTGAATGTTTTCGGAAGTATAGAAAGTTCTGGAATACATATCAGATTGATAGTAGAACCGTTAAGATATCTAACAAAGCTAAGATTGAAGAATGGTTAGAGGCTTATGGTGAGGATTCCGACTTCTTCAAAGTACGTGTGCGTGGTGTATTCCCTTCCGCATCAGATTTGCAGTTTATCTCTACGGAAATTGCTGACAAGGCACAAAAGCAAGTCTATAAGCTAGGACAATTTGAACATCTACCTGTAATCATTGGCGTGGATCCTGCGTGGACTGGTTCAGACTCCTTAGAAATAGTCATGCGGCAAGGCTACTATATGAAGTCGCTTGCATCTATTCCTAAGAATGACGATGACTGGCGCATGGCTCAACTGATTGCTCAGTTCGAGGACGAATACAAAGCAGATGCCGTATTCATCGATATGGGATATGGTACAGGGATATATTCTATCGGTAAGCAATTAGGGCGCAAATGGCGATTAATTGAGTTTGGCGGTAAGAGTAATGACCCTGTATATCTTAATATGAGGGCTTACATGTGGGGACAAATGAAAGAATGGCTCCGTGAGGGTGGTTCTATTCCACCGAATGACCAAGCCCTATATGATGACATTGTAGGTCCAGAGGCTATTATCGATAAAAACGGACACATTCAACTGGAAAGTAAAAAAGATATGAAAGACCGAGGGTTACCGTCTCCGAATAAAGGCGATGCTCTTGCCTTGACCTTTGCTGCGCGGGTCGTTAAAAAAAGCGAAACAGGCAACAGGATTGTAGCTAATACGAGTTACAATCCTTTTTAATTGTTTAGAAAGTGAGGGATAAAGATGTGTATGAAAGGAGCATCTGCTAACTATACACCACCTGCTCCGGCTCCGACTGTTCAAGCGAATATGAGCAATCAGACTGGTGAGGAAATGGCAGAAACTAAACGAAAATTCAAACGTGGCTTTGAATCTACTATTTTAGGACCAACTGGAAGTGGTCAAAAATCAATTTTAGGAGGCTAGCATGGCGGAAATGGAATCTTTACTAGCTAGACAACCTACGGAAGGTATTAAGCCTGTTAGGCGTGATTATACGAAGTTACGAAAGAAAATCTCTCAGCTGTTTAATGCGCAGCAACGATACGTAAATAAGTGGAAGCAGTTGCGTGACTATCAGTTACCGTTTATAGGTCAATTCGATGGTGAAGAGGACCAGTCTGAACCTTACAATGGTAAAATCCTAAACCCTGTAGCTTGGGAATCTTGTCAAATATTCGCTAGTGGTGTTATGAGCGGCTTAACGCCTCCGAGCCGTAAATGGTTTAAGCTAACCATGGAGAACATCGACGTAGCAGCTAATAGCCAAGTTGCTGAACTATTGGATGAACGTGAAGAAATCTTGTATGCAGTTCTTGCTAAATCCAATTTCTATAGCGTAGTTCACCAAGTTTACATGGAACTAACCATGGGACAAGCTCCAATGGGGATATTTGCTGATAGTGAATCTGGTGTTCGGTTCACATCGTATCCGATAGGTACCTATGCTATTAGTACTAACAGCAAGGAAATCGTAAATGTATTTGGCCGTAAATACAAAATGACAGTAGATCAGATTGTCGAACAGTTCGGATATGAAAATTGCCCAGATAACGTTAAGAATATTTACGACAACGGCAACAGCTTGCAACAATCATTCACAGTCAATTGGTTGGTTGAGCCTAACAAAGACCGTAAGGATAAGTTAGGCCGTCGCAATATGCCGTACTCATCCATTTATTGGGTTGAAGGTAGTAATAGCGATGAAGTGTTATATCATGGTGGATTTGAAGAGTGGCCAATTCCAATCGCTCGGCATACGTCGATGGACTTGAATGGTTACGGTAAAGGTGCCGCATGGTTTGCTCAACCAGATTCACAAATGCTGCAGAAGTTAGAATTTGACTATCTGACCGCCGTTGAGTTAGGTGTTAAGCCTCCTATGCAAGCACCGTCTGATGTCATTAGTACAGTTAACTTGTATCCGGGTGGCATTACAGAGATTGAGGGGCAACATAAAGTTGAACCGATGTTTGCAGTGCAGTCCAATTTACAAGATATTCAAAACAAGATTGCAGTTACAGAAGATTCAATCAAGAGAGCCTATAGTGCTGATTTATTCTTGATGTTAGACCAAATCGACAAGGGCCAGATGACGGCTCGTGAAGTTATGGAACGTACTCAAGAAAAACTCCAACAATTAGGCCCTGTGGTCGAACGGTTGCTATCTGAGTTCTTGAATCCAATCATTGAACGTGTGTATTCCGTCCTAGATCGTGCCGGTGTATTTCCACCTGTTGATGATGAGGAGCTTTTAGACCAGTTAAACGGTCAAGAGGTTAAGATTGAATATATTTCTCCATTAGCCCAAGCGCAAAAGATGAGTTCATTAGTGAACATCGAACAGTATTTTGCATTCATTATGAGTTTGGCACAGGCTAATCCTAACATTGTTAACAAGTTTAACTTTGAAGAGGCCGCCAATACATACGGAGTTAACTTAGGCGTACCGGCTAAGATTATTCGTTCAGATGATGAATATCAAGAAATCTTAGCACAACAGGCACAGGCACAAGCTGAACAGGAACAGCAACAACAATTGATTCAGGCTGCACAATTAGCACCTCAATTGGCTGGAGCAGCAAAACAAGCAACAGACGCCGCCAATGATGGCAATCCTGCACTACAGCAGTGGCTAGGAATGGACGGTGTTTAGATGAAAACAATTAAAGATTATATGCAAGAGCGAGATATGCAATCGCTTAACCACGTACTTAGCACAGAGCTAGGTAGGTGGTTTTTTTGTCGCCTGATGGATCGCTCGGGCATATTAAAGCAATCATTCACTGGCAACAGTGAGACATATTTTAACGAAGGAAAACGCAAGGTTGGGCTGTTATTCCATAGTGATCTAGTAAAGTTGGGCACCGATGGAGTTAAACAGTACCACCAAGCGCAGCTCGAATATATCGGGCAACAAGAATATTTTAATAATTTAGTCGAAAAGGAGAAACAAAATGGCTGAAGAAAATATGGGTGCTAACAATAACATGACTGGCAATGAACCGGGCGCGAATCCGGACCTAAATAATCCTACGCCACCTGCTGAACCACCTGCTAATCCAAGCGGTGAAGGTAATAATCCATCTGTATTAGGCGGTGATAATACGCCACCTGCTGAACCAACGGTTTATGACTTTAAGGGTGCATTCCCGGAAGGCACTGAACTTGATGAAACCGTATCTGCTGATTTTAGTAAGCTACTTAATCAAGTAGGTGCAACACAGGAACAGGCGGTTGAACTCGCCAAGTTCGGCAGTCAATACGCACAGAATATCTTGACCGCTTATCAAGAGCAACAAGAACAAGCGATTGTTGAAAAGCAACAAGCGGATTACGACCAAGCTAAACAGGAATTAGGCGGTAAATTCGATGAAACTGTAGCTCTCGCAGGTAAAGGTATTGAAGCACTAACTAAAGCGGTTCCGGAATTACGTCAATTACTTGTTGATAGTCATATTGACAACAATATCAACATGATTAAGGTATTTGCGGCCGTTGGTGAAATGGTTCAGGAAGACCCGGGTAAAGGTACAAGACAAGATGGAACCGGTCAAAATTCTGATGAAGAAGCAGCAAAACGAAAAATGTATCCATCTATGTATTAAGAAATGAGGTAAATAATTAATGGCTACAATTGGAACTCAAAATTTAACACTTTTAGATTTGCAAAAACGAATGGATCCAAATGGTAATGTTGCTCAAATTATTGAGCAATTAGACCAATCGACAGAAATCATTCAAGATATGACGATGGTCGAATGCAACCAAGGGTCTAGCTTTGTAACGACTGTACGTAATGGTTTGCCATCTGTTACATGGCGTAAATTATATGGTGGGGTTCAAGCGTCTAAATCCGCAACAAGTCAAATCACTGACACTTGTGGTATGCTTGAAGCTTACTCTCAAACTGATAAAGCGATTGTTGATAAATCCAAAGATAGAGCATCTTTCCGTGCGTCGGAAGATAAAGCATTTATTCAATCTATGGGGCAAGAGTTATGCCGTACGATTTTTTATGGTGATGAAAATACGCCAGAAAATTTATTGGCTTAGCTCCTCGGTTCAATACTCTTGATATTAAGAAAGCAGCAAGTGCAGAAAATATTCTTGATGCAGGCGGCACAGGTAACTTGGCGTCTATTTGGCTTGTTGGTTGGGGCCCTTTATCTGTTCATGGTATTTATCCTGAAGGTTCCAAAGCAGGTTTACACCAAGAAGATAAAGGCGTTGTTACTGTAACTAAAGACGATGGCTCCATGTTCGAGGCATATCGTACTCACTTCAAACATGATGTTGGTTTGACTGTACGTGATTGGCGAAACGTAGTTCGTATTGCTAATATCGATGTTACGAAATTGACAAATGATGCTAAAGCCGGTGCAGATCTGATCAACTTAATGATTGAAGCGGAAGAACGTATCCCTAACCTTGGTGGTGTTCGTCCAGTTTGGTATATGAACCGTACATTGCGTACATTCTTACGTTTGCAAAAGAATACAAAACATGGTTCCACTATCACTGAAGATATGGAAATGGGTAAACTCGTTACTCGTGCAAACGGTGTACCAGTTCGCAAAATTGATGCATTGTTAAGCACTGAATCTCGTGTTATTGCGTAAAGAAAGGAACATAATTCAATGATTATTGATGAACAAAATACATTTTTCTGGAAAAAAGAAATTACTGCAAACACCAATTCTGACGTGGTGATGAATGGTAATGGTGGCGATGCTGCCGTTGCCTTATGGTTGTATATTCGTTTAGATAAAGATGTTACAGGTACACCTTTATTTAATGTGTACACATCTGATAAAGAAAATATGGCCGATGCCGCATTGTTAACAGCTATTACATTGCCACAGAACTCCAAAGCTGGTACAGAATACAAAGGTCGACTTCCTGCAGGTGCGAAAAAGTTTATTCGCATCAATGCGAATAATATGACTGCCGCTACTATTACATCATTCTTAACAGATGGTGTGAATTTGAAATAAGAGGTGAGACTATGATTTTTACAGCCAACGTAACGATGTACCATGGTAACCGTGGATTAATTCAAGAAGGTGAAACTATTAATTTCTCTGAAGAAGAAATTAAGGAATTTGAGCCTGATTATTTTAAACAGCTTTTCTCTGGCAATGAAGATGAAGTAGCAAAAATCTTTAACCCAAAATCTAAGGATAAAGACAAAAAACCGTCTACTGAAACTCAGCCTCCTGAAACAGAACCGGGTGACAAAAATCCACCAGATGAAAATACTGAAGGTGACAATACCGGCAATGAAAATCCACCAGATGAAAATACTGGCAACGAAAAGCCTAAGAAAACAAGCAAAAAGAAAACCGATGCTGCGGAAGAATAAGTGACAATATGAGGGGTGCTTATGCATCCCTCTATTACCATATAGGGGGAAATATGACACCTACTGACATCTGTAATCAAGCACTTGCATTAATTAATGCAGGGTTGCTTTACTCATTTGAAGAAGAAACCGAGCAAGGCCGTCAATGCCGTATGCAATATGATGCAACAAGACAGTTGGTATTGCGACAATTTGAATGGAATTTTGCACGTAAAAATGAAAGATTGGTATTGTCCGCTCATAAAATTAATGGGTGGAATTACGTATATGCGTATCCGGAACAATGTATTCGGATATTAGGGGTTATTCCACAAGGCGATCGCTTTCATGCGGAATCGCAACCGGAATACAACATATTTAATATTGGAAACAACAAAAAATGCATAGTGAGTGATGTACCACTAGCATTTATTGATTATATATATGACGTGACTGATTTAGATGTTTGGGATTCTATATCCTTGTATATGTTGCAGTGTAAATTGGCTAGCGCATTAGCTATGCCACTGACTGGTGATAGAGGATTGTTTGACCAATCATATAAACTGTATCAAGCGGCAGTTCAAGAAGCAAAAGGCATGAATGCCAAGGAACGTAAGCAAGATACAGTATATATATCTAGCTATGTGAAAGCGAGGGATTGGTAATGAGTAATCCTATCTATATTTCACAATTAGCATTTACAACTGGTGAGGTATCGCCGGATGTATCGAGTCGCTTTGACTTAGAGCAATATAAAAGTGCCTTATTAGAAGCAGAGAATGTAGTTATTCGTCCATATGGGGCAGTTGCAAAACGACAAGGCAGCCAATATGTAGGGCAAGTTAAATATAGCGATAAGCCAACACGACTATTTGAATTTACGACAAACACTAATAATTCATTCATGCTCGAGTTTGGCGACAAATATATTCGTGTGTGGAACTACGGAATTTATACCGGTATCGAAGTTACGACTCCTTTCACTAGCGATATATTGTTTGATTTGAATTGCAGCCAATCAGGCGATGTTATGTTCATTTGCAGTGGAAAATATCCAATTCAAACACTATCTCGGTATAGTGATACTGACTGGCGACTTGAAGCCTACAAGTTAACTGAACAGCCGTATGACACAATTAATACAGATGTTAACTCTACCGTTACGGTAACAGGCGATACAATTCGTTCTAGCAAAGATCTATTTAATGCGGATATGGTTGGCATGGTCATGCAATTAGGCTATTTTGTTGCAGCTGTTCATACAAAGAATACTGGTGTTGTAGTAGAGAAAAAAGAAAAACGGTCATTTATGGGCGGTGTTCATAAATGGAATGAGGACAACAACATTAATTACAATGTAGAATCCTACTCCACAGACCAAGACCTAGCTTGGAAATTTACAACGCATGGGACATGGACTGGTACCGTTAAACTTCAAATTACCACCAATAATGGGACGACTTGGAAAGATTACCGTACATACTCCTCTAATAATGATTATAACGTAACAGATGCTGGCAAAATTGAGCCAAATGTAAAGCTACGTATTCAATCAGATATTAAAAGCGGTGAATGTAATGTTGATCTTTCAATTCTTCCATACACTACATGGGGCATTATCGAATTTAAAGAATTTGTAGATGCTAAAACAATGAAGATTAATATCTTGAATGGTATTGTTGAAAACGAGGCTACTTCTAAATGGAAGATGGGCAGTTGGGGCCGTAGCAACGGTTATCCTAAATTGTGTACGTTTTATCAAGACCGCTTTGTAGTGGCTGCTACAAATAAGAACCCCAATTATATTTGGATGAGCCGGACTGGCGACTATCCAAACTTTGGCGTTGAAAAGGTTGAAGGTACTATCACAGATGATAGCTCGATTACCTTGCCGGTTATTAATCGTAAGATGTATGAAATTCGTCATCTCGTACCGGCCAATGATCTAATTATTCTTACAAGCGGTAATGAATGGATTGTTAGTGGTGATAAGACTATTACTCCTACCAACTGTAATCTAAAAACACAGACGCAACGAGGGGCCTTATCGTGTGAACCACAGTTCATAGGTAATCGCTGTGTATTCGTTCAAGAACGTGGCGGCACTGTTCGTGATATGGGGTACTCTTATGAGTCTGATAACTATACAGGGCAAGACCTAACGTTATTTGTTAAGACTCGTGTTAGAGGGTACTTAACTATCACCAGTGCGTATGCACAAGACCCGGACAGCATTATTTATTACATTCGAAATGATGGGGAGATTAATTGCTTGACCTATATCCCAGAGCAGAAAGTATATGGCTGGTCTCATTTTGTAACCAATGGCAAATATCTGTACTGTGAATCCGTGTCTGAGGGTGAACAAGACAGCTTGTATACTCTTGTTGAACGCACATTACAAGGCAAAAAGGTGAAATGCATCGAGCGTATGGTGCCTCTGTATTCTGATGATGTGAATGTATTTCTTGATTGCTATGTCGAATTTAAGTCGAGTAATGCAATTGATAGTATTAACATTCCTCATTTGAGCGGTCAAACTGTGCAAGTTGTAATTGATGGTAAACAACAACCAGATGTGGTTGTGCCAGATGATGGCTTATTACAATTAAACGTTAGTGGTAGCAATATCAAAATCGGATTACCATTTACCTCTAAAATTCGTGTTCCATCTGTAGAAATGCAAATGCAAGACGGCACCTTACAAGGTCGTGTTGCTACAGTATCACGAGTGGTATTACGAGTTTATAAATCGTTTGGCGGTAAAGTTGGACGTACATTTGACAGAATGGATGATATTACATTACCACCGGATAAGTTGTTCACAGGCGACAAGCCTGTAATTTTACCTAAAATGGGAACAAATTATTCAACAGATACATCGATATGTATTCGCCATAGTGATCCATTCCCATTTAATTTATTGTCAATAACTCGAATAGTTGAAATTGGGGGAGGATTAAAGGATGTTCCGGGACTATAAAATTGACGAAATTGAGCCTACACGGCGAGATAAATTAATTCATGACCTAGAAGTCAATCTAAGGGCAATAGATGCCATGGAAGTCCAAGAGGTGAATCGTTTATACCCTTTTAAGGATTTCTGTTCCGAGATTTGCAAATCTGATTATGATAGCCATGTCGTCGTAGAAGACGATGTGGCTATTTGCGTATATGGGATTGCAAAAGAACCAGTTAACGGAATGTATGGAATTTATTTTCTAGGTAATAAAGTATTAGAAAACGATATGCGGTGGCAGATGCGTTTTATTAAATTGAGTAATCAAGTCATTGGCGAATGGTTAGAGACTAGGGAATGGCTATTTAATTATGTCCATACAACTAACATTAAGACGAAACGATGGCTCGAATCGATTGGAGCCATTATTCATCCAACTGTAAAAGTTGGCGATTTAGAATTATTTACTCTCAAGAAGGAGGACTTCATATGTGCTTACCCGCAGCGGCAATCTTAACCGCAGTCAGTACCGGCGTAGGACTGATTGCGCAAAATCAACAAACCAAAGCGCAAGTTTCGATGTACAACGCCCAAGCACAAGCGGCAGAAGCTAACAAGCGAATATCTGACCGCAAACAAGAGCAAATTGCCATGCAACAATTACAAGAGCGTGACAAGATGGATAATCGTATGCGCCTTGTAGCCGGCACGAATGCAGCTGAAGCAGGGTCCCCATTACAGTTAATGGCATCTAGTTATGATGAATATAACAAAGATGTGTATAACTGGGAACAGAATAAAAATAATGCTATTTACAACGAATATTTGAATGGTATGAACTATCAGAATGAAGCTAATGCTGCACGTGCTTCCGCTAAGAATGCTCGACGTCAAGGCAATTTAGCAATGGTAGGCAGTATTCTTGGCGCCGCATCATCTATGTATAGTCTCAAACAGCAATATGCAGGGGGCAAGATGAAGACTACATATGGTGGTGACCCTGTAGGGTATACAGATAGGGGGCCGGTAGTGACTGTTAAACGTGATTACAAAATGAGGTAGGATATGAAATTTGTTAATTATGATCCCACTCAAAAATTAAATACAATTCAAGGGAGTACACAAGCTTCTAGTAATGAAATGGCATATAGTGGTAATGTAAGTGGTCTGAATGCCATGAATAAAGCGTTGCAAGAGGCAACTAATACATGGGAAGAAATTGATAAGCGAAAAGATTACATCGATGTAACCAATGCTATTAATGAGTTCAATAATAGTACTAACCAGTTGCTGAATGATGATAAAGATGGGCTGATGAATCGAAAAGGGATGAATGCTCAATCTATATTGCCTGACTATAATGCCGGTGTAGATAAGATACAACGGGAAATTATGGGTAAATATAAATTCAGAACAAATGATGCTATTAATGCTTTTACGAAAGCTGTCGAAACGTCTAAAACGACTGATTACAATAACATATCCAAATATTCAAGAGGTCAATATGAAACGGCGTTAAGTACAGCTACACAAAATCAAATTACAAATCTTCGTGATTCTGCTATTCGGTCTGACAACATGGCTGACCAAATGAAAACAATTACATTGATGGGTGATTTGTATAGGTCTACTGGCAAGGAATTGGGACTGGATGATGAACAAATCAATGAAAAAATCCGTGCTAATACAGATGAGACAGGTAAGTATTTACTAGATAGAGCTGTTGCAGAAAACGATTCCACCAGAACAGAAAATCTAATATCGTCATTAAGTGGTGTAGTTAGCGAAAGTGTTTTGACTCCATATAAAAAGATGTCTAATCAAATGAACATCAACAAATTAGTTAATGATGACAATACATATGCTAAGTTATATAAAATGTATGGCCATGATTTAAACTCTGGCATGAATAGTGCTGCTATGTATGTTAGAGCAAAGATGGAAACCCAAAATGAAGAGGCATTAAAAAGTGGTGCTGGTGCTGACACTCATTTATGGGGAATTGCACAGTATATATCTAAAAAATATGGATATAATGCGGAAATGGTGTATCGCCAACTTTATCATGAAACCGGCGGTAGTGCGAATTTCGGAAAGTTACAAACAGAAAATAAAAACTATGCTGGATTAACACAAGTAGAACCAAATGGTGAGGAAAACCGTCAGCGAGATGATGGTACTAATTATTATAAGGTGTATAAAACAGATGAGGAATTTGCAGATGATTATGTACAAAGTTTTTTAAGGCATTATGACGGTTTAAAAGATGTTACAGATGTAGATACATGGGCGCATATTCTAAAAGCAAATTCTTATTATACTGATTCGGAAGCTAATTATTCAGCAGGTATGAGAAATGCTCCTATGGCTAGTGGTGGTAGTCCCAAATATTCAGAAGACCAAATTAAGAAAGCTGAAGATGACGCTAAGACAGCATACAAGAATTACTATACGTTACAAGAGCAAACTCGGAAGATTGCTATTAATGATCGCTTACAAGCTGGTCAAACAATCTTAAATCAAAAGTTAGCTAATGGCGATGTAAGCGGTGCGTTCCAATATGCGCAGGTTCAATTGGCTGGTGCAACCACTCCTGAAGAACAAGAATACTGGAGTGGGAAAATGGCGAGTGAAAGACCTAAACTCGATAGAATTTACGAAAAAGGTTTGAAAATGACGGCGCAAGAAAAATGGGGGATTAAGCAGTATGCAAAGTCTCACACATATGAGCAAACACGAGCATATGCAGAACGAGTGCTGCCAAATAAAATTATGGATGATGAACTTGATGCATCGTTACTTGAAATTGATGATAATAACAAGAAAGCTAGCAATATTGATTTAACTCCATATGAATATAAATTAGCCGATGTTATGCCAAAAGATAAGACATTGGCGGGTAGCTTTAAATATGGTGTTAAACAAGAAATGGCAGGTCGTATTGAGGAATTTAAGGTTAAACATCATAGACCACCTACAGATGCGGAAAAAGATGAAATTTTCGATGCTGCAGTCGCAACAAGTACATTACGTAGTACAAGTAAACCATATTTTGGTGACGGAGACGATTATTCCTCTACAATAAGCGGTGCAAGTAACCAAGCTATTGGTATCGTTCATGCTGAACCTGTAGGAAATCATTATATCCGAGTAACATATCGTGATGGCTCCACTCAAGATATTTACGAATCAGAATACAATGCATTACAACGGAGATATACAAATGGCTGATATTAATCAACAAGAACGTGAAGAATTTCAAGCGTTAATACATGGATACGGACAAGGCCCTCGTTCATTTACTGCTAATGCTGGTGTTCAATCTGACCCTGTAGGTGGATTAACGCCAGTTGGACAAGCTATCGGTAAAGGAATAGATACTGTATCTGATATTGCAAAAAGCACAGCAGATGCATTATCTACAATCGCCAGTACACCTATAAGCGTTACCAATGATGATGGTACAACAACGGTATCTCCATTTGGACAACAGGGAAATACATTCCAAGCGATAGGTCAATTAGGACAATCATTACCTAATGCTTTACCTGCTAGTTTCGTTAGTAACACAGACCGATTATTCTTATATAACAATGATCAATTACGTGCTAATGAAGCCTTACGAATTGCCAAGACGTTAAATATTGGTGCAGATACAGTCATGTTTGGCGATGATAAAGCCTTTGAACGTGCTGACTATTTGTCTAGGCGTGCAGAACGTGGTCAAGTTTTACAAGATATTTATGATGAGTTCCCAGAACTATATAAAGTAAAATATGGCTCGCAAGCTGAAGGCATTCAAGCATTAAATAATATCGAATCAATCAAGAATACAAAAGGTATATTCGATTCCATACAACAAAGTATCTGGGCAATGAATGACCAAATGAAATTAGGCGATGTTGGCTTCGCCTTAGCTTATGAATCTGACCCACAAAAGATTAGCGAATTAACGGCTGAAGTTAATCGATTACAAAATAACTTGCAAAATTATAGGCGCCCAGATGGTGGAAGTCCATTACAAGAGGTATTGGGTTCAACTGCTAGTCAAATCTATATGATGGGCAAGCAAGGCGGTACAGGTGCTATTGTAGGCGGTGTAATTGGCGGTATTGGTGGCGGTGTAGTTAGTGGTGGCTCTGCTGCTATACCTACTGCAATGACCGGCGCTAAATGGTTAGGTTCTGCTGATATGGCATACGAGATGTATAAGATGTCATTCGGCAACAAATATCTTGAATTGATTGGTAAACGTGACCAAAAGGGAAATCGAGTATATTCCAATGAAGAAGCAAAAGAGTATGCCATGTCATTTGCTGCAATTGATGCAGGGATTGAATTTGTGGCCACTCGTGCTATTGGTAAAGCGGCATCTAAAATCGCTCCTAAGTCCGCACTTGCCAATGCAGTTTCAAGAGGGACTACTAATGCAGCTGAGACATTTAATCGTGGTATTGGTGTTACTGCTGCACAGGTGGCCAAGAGTTCTATTAAGGCTGGCGCTCCAGAACTATTTGAGGAAGGCCTACAAGATGTCAATGAAAAATTACAGCATAACTTATGGCGCAAATCGAATGATCCGGAAGGCAATTATTCCATAGGTGATATGTTTGTAGGTGCCGGTGAAGCTATGTGGCAAGCATTACCGGCTGTTGTTGGTTTCGGTGTAATTGGCGGCGGCATTAGTGGTGCTCGTACCATGAAAGCCTTTAAGGATTTTCAAAAACTAACACCGGAAGAACAGCACATGGCTGTTATGGAAGAGCAAAACCGTAATGGACATGTTATTATGCAAAACCTAAAAAACGATGCTGCCGCTAATAATTTGGCAAAAGAAAACCCTGAGTTGTATGGAAAAATTGTACAAGCTCAAGGCGATAATATAGGCGTGTCTACGGCTTATGTAAATGTCAATGAAATGGCTGAAACTGCAGAAGGTCAAGCAGCTATCCGTAATATGGTAGATGCAGGACTTACTACACAAGAGGAAGTATCCAAAGCAATTACGGCTGATGCTCCAATTGAAATCCCTATAGGCTCATATGCTCAATTAAGTGGCGGTTTATCTGAAAAAACAGTTAAAGCGTTGGAAGAATCCTCTTACTTTACACGTGGTGGACTATCCATGAAAACGCTTGAACGTGCAAAAGAAGAAGTACATGCCATGAAAGAGCTAGTTAAGGATGATACTGAAAAGCGTGCAGAGCGTGTTAAGGATGATATTATTCGTAGCTACTTTGATGAAGTATCTGATGTAGATAAGGAAATGCTTGATATAGTTCTTGCGGATCCGACACACATTAAACAAACCTTTAACAATGTGTATAAGGAATTAACCGAGCAATACCGAGAACAATATACAAGCGATTTTGATGCTATGGATACAGATTTAGAGGCGGCACGCACTAGCGGTGTAAATCCTACATGGTTAGGTGAAAACAAGCCGCCACGTTCTAATTCGGAGCGCAGACGAATGGCGTATCAATCTAGCCTTGCTCGTACACAAAGTGCATTAGCTGATAATCCTAAAGCACTTAATCAAGCAGGAGCCCATTATGCTGACATGGAACATACGCTCAAACAAATTGAATCGCTAGAATCCATGCGAGATAAGCTATTTGAACTTGCAGATAATGACATCGCTTTACGTATGCAACTATCTAAATCTGGTTATGAAGTGTATCAGTCCTTAAAATCGATAATGAGTGATGAAACAGTTGACCGTAAACAACGTGATACGGCGGAAGCTAATGCATTGCTTATGGCCCAACATGCTGATGTTATGGCAGATATTATGCGACGTGCAGGACGTGGCAATTATACGGCCATGGATTATTTCAATACTGTTCGTGTACAAATGAACGGCGGTGCATATAATAATGGGTATGCACAACCATTACAAATGCAGCAAAAAATAGAAACGGATATAAAGAATTGGGGACAAGTTGTTGATGATCAATTGAACGGAAAACAAATTAATCGAACCGTTCAAATAATAGATTCTCCACTCGTATTACAAATGTTAGGATTTGATGGCGCTGTCATGATTGATCCGAGCATAATTCATAAAGTAATTACTGGGAAACACGCTAATCAAATATCAATTGATGACATTAAATTATTGCCTAAAAAAATAGCAAATCCAGTTGCTGTATTTAAAAATTATAATGGGCGTTCACAAAAAGTAGTTCCTGATGAAGCAATCCTTGTATTAGATATGTATGCTAAAAACGGCAACCCAAATATAAATGCAAGCGGTGAGAACATCCAAGTTGTCGTTACATTTACTAAAACTGCTAATGGAACAAACATAAATAAAATTAAAACCATTACGCCAAGACGTAATATCAATTGGTATAATCAACAAATCGCAAATGGCAATTTGTTATATGCGAATACAAAAAAAATAAACCGTCTAGTAACGGGTAGCAGGCAACAAATGGCCCAACCGGTTACTAAACAGTTTATTGTTAACAATAGTATACCAAACGAAGACGATTTAGACAAGCTACGCAAACAATATAATTATCAATACTATCAAGCTGCATGGCATGGTTCACCACATAATTTTGATGAGTTTGATTTAGGCGCTATCGGTAGTGGTGAAGGAAATCAAGTTCATGGTTGGGGTTTATATTTTGCTAAAGATAAAAAAGTATCTGATTTATATAGGAGTGAACTATCTTTAATTCATGGTGTTGATAAAGGCACATTGTTTAAAGTTGATATACCAGATACTAAAACAATGATTGATGAGCAACAATCGTTAAATGTTTTAAGTAAAGAAACGAAAGAAAATTTAAACGCAGCAATTAATGCTTTGCCAGAACAAGAAAAAGAAGTATTTATCAATGAATATACAAATAGTCCTTTGTTTAACCATTATGCTAAAAAAGAAATTGATGAGTTAGATAGTAAGTTTAATCAACTAGATGATGAATACCGTTTACTCAAAGATAAATACCTTGATGAATTTCTTAAAGAAGATCTTAACACGATTACACAAAGAAACCTAAATAGATTGTCCGAAAAATACAATATCGATTTAAATGCATTAAAAGAAAACCCAAATACTATAAAAGATATAAAAAATCAACTGGATACCATGTGGTTTAATGCTTTGGTAGAACTTGGTACGACTAAAGAAAAATATAGGGAGAGCTATTGGGGTAAGTATAAAAAAGATTTTTCTGCACTATTAAATGATGGTGGTATAAATGGTAGAGATTTTTATCTGGCATTATCAAAAGCGCTAGGTAGTGCAAAGCAAGCGTCAGTACATCTTAATGAGTATGGTGTCAAAGGTATTACTTATATTGGTGCGCAAGATGGACGATGCTATGTAGTGTTTAATGACAAGGCTATTAAAGTAATTCAAAAATACAATCAATCTATTAATGGCATGACGCAAATTAATAGTCCTACTGACCGCCTTATTCAAATCTTCAAAACGGCTGACCGGTCAACATTCCTACATGAAATGGGACACGTATTCTTTGACGACATTAAGAACCTAGCAGAAATGGAAAACGCCCCAGAGCAACTTGTAACGGATTGGAACAAGTTGAAAGAGTGGTCTGAATGGGATGATGCGAAAGGTGCTGATAATACTAAAGCGCATGAAAAGTTTGCTCGTGGATGGGAGGCTTACCTTCGTGAAGGTAAAGCACCTACTAAAGGATTGCAACGTGTATTCCGCATGTTCTCTAAATGGCTAACTCGTATTTATCGTGCGGTGACACGACTAGGCGGATTGCCACCTAAGGAAATTCAAGACATTATGGCACGTATGATCGCCACTCAAGAAGATATAGACGCCTACACAAAAGAGCAGGCCCTTGAACAATTTGAATCTAGCAAGTTATTTAAACAGCTCGATGAAGCTGAGCAAGCAAAGGTTCAAGGCCATATTGCCGACGTCGGGGAAATGGCAAAAGAGCGTGTCATGAAGCGGTATATGAAAGAATTGGAAAGTCGTCCAATTAAAGAATGGAACGATGAAAAAGATTCTATTCAAGCCGATATCGAAAAACGCTTGATGGAACAGTACCCAATCTACAAAGACCATCAACGCTATAATGCATTTGGTAAAGATGCATTAGCCAATACTCGATACGGAACATTAAAAGAATTAGAAGCTGCTGAACGTGAGCAAACAGGCTTTACATTCAATGAAGCAGTTATGCAAGCTATGGAATCTGCCGAACAGAAATTCATTGAAGATAACCATATTGGCAAATCTAATATAGAAATTGCTGAAGAATGGTTACTATCTTCTGATGGTCAAATGAAATTAACCGAAGAGGAAGCTAAAATTATTAAGTCACAAACCAATCGTGATCTTGCGAAGAACTGGAAATTGCTCGATAGGTTAAATCGACTTGACGCTAATTCAGAAACAATTGAATCTGATTTGGAAATAATTGAAAAAGAGTTAACAAAAGAGCAAAAACTTCGTAAAGAAAAAGCAAAGGTTGATAAAGAGCTCGGTTCTGTTTCTAAAGAATTAGATAAAGCTAATGATGAAATAGAGCGATTAAAAGAACAACAAAAAGAATTACAGGAACAAGCAAGACAAAATCAATCTGAACTTAAAGATGAAAAGAATGAGTTAAGTAAACGTCTGACAATTGTAACGAATCGACTTGATAGAATAATCGAACAAAAAGAGCGATTAGAAGAACGTATGTTAATGAGATTAGACAATCAATCATTAAGCTCACAAGAACGTATCGAACAATTAAAAGACTTACTTCAAGACCGCATTGATAACGTACGTGCAATTCGAGATAGTGGAATAGGTGTAATCAGTGACTATATGAACCGTGCTAGACAGGAATTGGGCGATTTGACCTTATCCCAAGCTAGCCAGTATAAGAAATATCAAAACCAAGCTATTCGTGAAGGTAAACGTGCTGACAGAGCATTGGCAATCAATAAACTGGAAGAGGCACTACAAGCTAAACAGTTACAACTTCTAAATCAAGCGAGAGCTCGTGTTGCGTTTGACAATTCACTCCGGATTAAAAAATTAAGAACTAAACTGCTTGATAACCTCAATAGAATGACACGTCCTAAAAATCCGATTGCTATTGAGCCTAACATGAGATACTTCTATGCTCATATGGCTTATCAAATGGGGCTTACCAAGTATGACGGACTAGAACCAGTAGACGACTTTAATATGAATGCGGTAATTAATGCATTGGATCCTGATGCGGATATTCTAGGTGACCAAAGTATTACATTCCTTGACCCATGGATTGTGCAGCTATTCTACGGTAAAACACCTATGTCATTTAAAAATCTTACAGGGAGTCAATTGAACACATTGGAAGAATTAATGACAGGCATGTATAAGAATGGACGAAATGCCTATGAAGGCTCTACTATTCTTAATGATAAAGGTAAATCAATTACATTTGATGATGCAGTAGATGGCATATTAACGGAAGCAGTAGAAACATTTGGCAAAGCAAATGGGAATGTTTTTAATGCACAAAATAATCAAACTGGTTTAGAAGCTGTTGCAGGACTTATCAATAAGGGCAATTTATCATTGCTCAAAGTTGAAACATTCTTGCGCCGACTAGGACCTAGTGCAGTGAAATACATCTATGACCCGATTAGCCGTGCAACACAAGCCTTTAATGAACGTAAAGAAATTTCAATGCGTAGATTGGCTAAAGATGTATCTTCTGTGTATGGTAAGCGTGAATTATTTAACATCCGAAATAAGCATATGTACGATGTTGGGGAATTACGTAATCTAACCAAGGAACAGGTTATTGCATTAGCTTTGAATTGGGGTACAGAACGTAACCGCCAACGGGCAATGGAAACGGCCAAGGTAACTGAAGTTGAAATGGAAAAAGCCTTTCAAGAAATCCTCACCGATAAAGATTGGGAATTCATAATCCGGACATGGGATCATATTAACTCATTCTACATGGAACGTAGCAAAGTTCAGGAAGAATTATATGGGAACCCATTGAAGAAGGAAGAAGGCATTACGTTCTCTATTGGTGGTAGAACTATCAACGGTCAGTATTATCCGATTGTTTATAATCCTGAAGTCAACGCAAGCATATCTGACAAGGAAGTAGAAGACATTGCCAAGACTATGGTTAGCAGTAATGCTATATTGGGCACTGGAATGAGTGCTACTAAATCACGGTTAGATGTAGTTAAGGATAAATCATTGTTGTTAGACTTTGACGTTATTCCGAATGCTATTACCGAATCAATCAATCATATAACTATGCGTAAAGCTGTGACGGATGTGAATCGGTTAGTAGCCAATAGAGAGTTTCAAAACTATATTGTTGAGAAATTTGGAATGAATTCCTATCAATTCTTGCGGACTTGGGTTCGTGATAATTGGAAGGATGAAGCGGCTAAGCTTGATGCATTTGGTAAGATTGTTACAGCATTAAAGAGAAACACATCTATGGCTATTATGGCTGGCCGTGTATCAGTTGCTATTCAGAATACCTTGAATATTCCTGTTGCCGTATATCGTATTGGTGCCGGTAATGTACTTCGAGCCGTTAATCATGCAGGTGTAGGATTCTATGGCCACGGTACAGAGCTTTATAACAATACCCGTGATTTTGTCATGGAACAATCCATATTCATGAGGGAACGCATTCAAACTTTGGATAAAGACCTCAAAAAAGGATTAACCATCCAAGGAAAGGGGCTCCGTATTAATGACAAGAATATCGGCGGGTACGAGTTTGAAAAAGGCGCTGAAATCCGTGATGAAATTAACAATATGGGATTCCGGTTGCTTACAGAAACAGACTTCGCCTTATCCATCCCAGTATGGAAATTCGCTTATGATCAAAAGGTTGTTGAACTTCAGTCTAAGGAAGGGTTAAGTACTGAGTGGATTAACCAACAAGCAATTGAAGCAGGTGACCGAGCAATACGAGATATATTCGGAAGTGGTGACACTAAAGATGCAGCAGCTATTCAACGAGCAAGAAATCCATTAACGCAGTTATTTGTTCCTTTCTACTCATACGCAAACACTCTATACAACATTATTGCTGAAGGTTGGTATGCAGGCAAAGATAGGGGTGACTGGACTCAATTTGCACGGATGCTATGGTGGACAGTTGTATCACAAGCAATTGGCATGGTGATTTATAAATCCATGACAAATGGTGACGATGATAATCCAGAATCTATCGCCAAATCTTTTGTCGAAGAATTTGTACAACAAGGCACTATGGGGATTCCATTAGTAAGAGATATAGCCACTATGGGTATGAAATTTATTTTAGGAGAACGTCCATACAATAAAGGTAATACCGTAATGGGATTAAGTATCTTTGAGAAATTATGGGATACCGGTCAAGCTATCTCAAGTGACAATAAAGATATTGTTGATGTAGGCCGTTCGCTCAGTCAGGTTTCTAACCGTGTAACTGGTTTTAGTGATACCGTAACCGATGCTTTCTGGACATTGTTGCGTGTAGGGCTAACTGATACGGATGCCAAGATTGAAGATGTATTCATGTCGATTTTGTTAGACAAGCGCTTAAAGACAAAAAAAGAAAAGAAAAAGAAACAATAAAAGCAAGGACTACCTAATTTCAGGTAGTCCTCTTTATATGCAGCAAAGAAAGGCGGGATATTGTGATTCCACAAGTCAACAATCCAGTTGTTCAATATCAATGTGATGGGGTTAACAAGACTTATATTTGGCCGTATGACTTTAATAATATTAAAGACATTAACCTTATTTTAGTTGATGAAAATGGGAGACATACGGAGCAAACAGGGAACATCTTATATGATGCGCAAAATAAAACTTTAACGTATCCAAGTATTGGTGAACCATTGCCGGCAACTTATAAAGTTGTTTTAGTTAGACGAACTCCAATTTCACAAACTACAGAATTAGCTAACAAATGGCCATACAATCACATTGAAGATATGGGTGATAAAGTTATTCTAATTCTTCAAGAAATGAAAGAACAGTTGGATCGCACACTACAAATTAATGTAGGCGCTGATGAAGACCCAAATCAAGTAACACGTGATATTGTAGATAACTCCATTGAAGCTGCTAAAAAAGCAATTGCAGCTGCATCTACGGCAGAGGCAAAAGCCAATGAAGTGCAAGACAATGCAACAAAGCTAACAGCCATTAACGACAATATTAATGCATTATCTCAAACGGTAGATGATAAATTAGCAACTGCTAATACGGCACTTATTCAAAGCGCTGATACGTTTGAAAAAACACAAGTATTAGCAGATAACACAAAGGCATATGCGGCACAAGCTGAAACTGATAAGAAAAATATCAATGATTTGGTTACAAAAGCTAGCAATATTAAGTCCGATATTGATAATAAACAAATCTCGAGTACAGGAAATGCCAAGAAAGCGGAAGATGCAGCCAAACGTGCTGAAATAGCAGCATCGAAAGCCGAGGAAATAGCCGTTCCCGGCGGTAAAGGGATTGTAACTAAAACAGAAGCTGATGCTAAATACATTGGAAAAGAATCACTAAATGGTATTGTGTCGGTTAAAGACTTTGGTGCAGTTGGTGATGGTGTAGCAGATGATACGGTTGCATTTAAACGAGCTAATGATAATCTAAAGAATAAAATCTTATTAGTGCCAAATGGGCAATATAAACTGACTGAACATTTAACTTTTAATACAGTAGGTTCTGTCATGGATATGGGTGTATATACCAACATCAAGCCATATTATCCTACAGAAACACCAATGTTAAAAAATGCATCCAACATAGCATTCGTGAAAAACATTACGTATGATGCAGAAGTTAACCAATGCCAAGGGTTTACTTACAATTCTAAAAAGAATGTATTTGTACTGGCTTGTATCAATGGTGAAGGTACTAATCAAATTCTTTACGAGCTTAACCCAGACACTTTTGAAAAAGTAGGCACCTACAAATTCACGGATTCTGAGCGTCTAGGGCATTGTAATACTATGACATACAATCGGTACACCAATAAGATTTACATCGCAAATGGGCTTAAAAACGGCAATAATTTGACGGTTATCAATGCCGACACTATGGTAATCGAAAATACTATTACATTGCAAGAAAAAGTGTTTAACATTGACTATGATCCGATTACACGAACATACGTATCCATTGTACCTATTGCCGGGAATCAACGTGTACGGACCATTAATTTGTACAATGATGAATTTAAAAAGCTCAAAACTTACCAAGTCGATTATATCTATCCAGACATGAATAATAACGGCGCCTTCATGCTCAATGGAGCTATTATGTCAGCAACACTAGGCAGTTTGGTTGAATGTACTCCGTTTGGGACGGTTAAACAGATCATTGAAATCAATCGTGAAACTGAAATTGAAGATATTGCGTATTACAATGGCAAGTTCTATTTTTCTGTGCTTACTCAAAAGCCTAACAAACGTCACCAAGTGGACATATATGTTGGCGACCCAAATTACGACTTTGAAAACTCAATCAATATGCAACGGTTGAAAAATCTTGATTATTTAGGGTTGAGTGGCGGCAAGATGAAGGGCCCTATTATCATGCCCAATAATACATCTGTGCAAGTAACAGATACAAACGGCGCAGCACATCATGCGGTTAAGATGTCTACTGGCAATAGTATGGAATTTGGCATGAGTGATAACCGTACCGTATTTCTCGGCACATCGTTAGGCTACTACGACAAGAACAAAAACAAAACTTTTAAAGTATTAACTGAGGACGATGTATCCGGTACCAATACTGGCGGACTAATGTTAAAAGAAGATGCCGAAAAAACGTATGTAAAGAAAAGCGGGGATACCATAAATGGTAATTTAGTTGTAGATATTATTAGTGGACCTAAATACAACCCTGACGATTTTGTAAAATCTCCATCAAAATTTACTGGACTAAAAGTTGGTGAGGCTAACGAGGTTATGATTGGTGGGAGAAAATGTTGGGGCACATGTATTTCTATTCCTTGGAGTAATTCTAATGATAATCGTGTATTAGGGTGTCAACTATATTTCGCAAATTCAAACGACATGTATATACGGTTTGATAATGATTCATCTGAATTTCCGTTAGAATGGCGCCGAGTTGCTACATTCAAATTAAATGGACATTTATTATTTGCAAACGGTGCAGAATTGTGGGTGGAATAATGGCAGTTATCAAAACCAAGACACCTAATGGGCAAATACAAACATACAATTTAACAGATAATTCTAAGGACACGGGTGGTAATTACATCCGTGTCCGTTTTAATGACCAAGATTTTTATGCAAGGGTTTCAGTGAATGTAACGCCATTAAATGTTGTTAAGTCAAATGGAGATAGAGGGTATGTGCAATATGACCCTATAGGATTCAATACATGGAAGTGGGAAGCATGGCATGTAGAAAAGTTTAACCGATGGTATGTGTACTTACCAAAAGGTAAATATAGAGTAACAATTACTGCAATGACAGAAAAAGCTTATGAATTAACGATTCCTACATCTAAAGATATTGAAATCACAATTACAACATATAGGAACAATAATAATGATGATTTCATTAGGTTTAATATTGACAATCAAATTTCTAGGAAAGAATTCATTGATAAGGGGATTAAGCGTTTAGTAATTGAAAGGACAGGGAACATATGATTGAAATCTTCGCTCCGCCACCATCTATTATGGTGGGATTAAATGAAAATGAACTTGTACAAATATCATTAGCTATATTTTGTACTTTGATATTGGTATTTGTTGATACGATATTGCGCATCTTAGTCGAGGTGCGCAATTTTAATATTGCAACAAATAGGCCATGTACAGTAGCCAATACCCTATTGGCCATACTTTGGCGTGGATGGGGGTATGTTGAAATCAACGGAAAGAAACATAGATTCCTTGTCAGCAATAAATTGCGAGCGGATATGACAAAAAAATTAGTCAAATCCTATCCTTGGTTATTTGTATTGTCGTTTATCTTACTTACATTACCAGATGTTGAATTCATCTTTTTAGGACGGCTAGATACGTTTTTAAGCACAGGGATGTACCTCATTCCCATTGTAATTGAGTTAGCATCTTGTGTAGAAAACATGATTGAGCTTGAATTAGTAGAATCGAGGTGGTTCAAACGTGCGATCGGTTTAATTCAGCAATTAATAGCATTTATTAAATCTGTAAAAGAGGCGATTAAATGATTGAAAAAATTAGTATTCGTGAGGTGTTAACAATCCTCATCCTAGGGGCGGTCAATATAATGGCCGTCCTTTATGGTTATAACGAATTGGCCATGAGTATTTCCTCCGGGCTCGTTGGCTATTTAGGAGGACGTGAATCAAATAGGAAGGAGCAAAACAAATGGAACTAGGAAAATTAAGTGCTGCGTATGAAAGCAATGGGGACCCAGCTATTGTATCAACTGGAGAGGGGGACCTTGGAGGTATTTCGTATGGTGCTTATCAGTTAGCAAGCAACTGTGGAAGTGTGGATGCGTTCCTTGGTTGGGGCTTGCGTCAAGAAGATGGATTTTACAAAGACTATGCTAGAGCCCTTCAAAGTGCAGGACCTATTAACTCTGATGAGTTCATTAGTAAATGGCAAGAACTAGGAACTGTGGATCCTAACGGTTTCATGGAAATGCAGCACGACTACATTAAATATGCTTATTATGATGTGGCATGTAGCGAATTATCCAATCAATTATTTGATGTAAATAAACATAGCCGAGCATTGCGTGATGTTGTGTTCTCTGCGGCCGTTCAATATGGCCCAGGTGAAGTTGTTAATTTATTTAAGGAAGCAATGCAATATGTTCCGGGTTGGGAGCCTGATTGGAACTTATCGTATGTGGACGACATTAAGTTTGACTGGGACTTAATAAATGGCGTGTACGAGCAAAGAAAGTTACATCCATGGAACTATAATGGTAATCCAAATTGGTTGCGTGAAAATCTTGTTGAACGTTTTTGTGCAGAAAAAGCACAAGCATTAGAAATGTTCTCGCAAGAAATGCAAGAAAGGGGTCTATGATGAGCCTTTGGACTTTTAAGGTATTATGTTACCTAAAACGACATAAAATTCTCATAGGGGGGCTAATTTTAATTATTTTAGCTATTGTAGGGGTATCTATATATAATTCACATCAAGTTAAAAAGCCTGTGCTATTAAAACAGGAGCAAATAAAAGATCCTGTAAAACTGGCTAATGCAATTCATATTACTAAAGATGAAGCACAACAAGTTGTTTCCAAGATGGAAACTGCTCAACCGGTAACCACATATTATGTACAGGCCCCTACGGTAGAACAGGCGGCCAAACAAACGCAACAGGCTATCAAACGTGATGACCCAGCATTACCTAAAGCAGCTACAGAAAAATCTGATAGGACTGCGATTGTTACTAATACAGACCAGCAAAAGGTTGATGTATACAAAATCAACTTAAATAAAGCACATAAGATTAAAGCTGGCATAACGGTATTAGACAGTAAAGCCTATGAGACTATTGGCTATCAAGCAGGTAAAGTTGAAATGTTAGCACACTTTGACGGACAGCATTTTGAAGGTGGTAGCGTTCTGTATACAGTAAAGGAATGGTGATCCATATATCTCCGAGTTGCACGGTTTGCAACAGTCAACTATTAGATGATAGTTAATGGGGGTGATAAAATCAGTACACTATATCTCGACGATGATATGATGCCGTATGCTGATATATTTCTAAAAGCAATTACAAATATTGAAGCCTTAGGATACTCTTTTAAACCGGATTTGTTAATTCACAAATATACTGGTAGAAGTAAAAAACGATTAGGCACGACATATTGTTATCCAAATGATGATTTTTGTTTAATTGAATTAAGTACAGATAATCATAAAGACGGTATTACTATAGATACAATTTATCACGAGTTAGCACATGCCACTATCGAGTGTCATTTTAAAGGACATGGAAAAGAATTTAAGCAAATACGAAAGAAAATAATTGATGCTTATAAAATTGATATTGGCGGTACGGTATTAAAAATGGAGTAAAAATATGGCAAAGACATTTGAATTTAATGGAAAGACTTACAATTTCGCAGAAGATATTCAAGTTCCGGAAGAAGGTTTATTTGAAGCAACACTAGTCGATGAAAACAACCATCGATGTGAAATGCTCTTCAGAAATGGTAAATTGTTTAGACTAACTGAATTAGATTAGAAGTAAAAATCGCAAATTTTACCACTAAACATAATATTGAATAGTAAATTACAACAAAAGGGGTACCCAATCGGTACCCCTTATTTTTTTTGACGTCAAATAAACGTCAAAATTTATATGTTATTATTGATGATTTTTGCATATAATCATTCTGTGTAAAAACATGGCCACAATGATTATTACTGGAATTTAACTAAATATATGAAAATACTAAAAATATATGATAAAATACATATATTATGACTAGACGGTGGCTGAGCCATTCGATGATTTAAAGGGGACCTATG